TATGATACTGGAGGAGAATTAGTTTTTGCTGGCCATAATGCTTTATTCAATGAAGTTTCGTGGTTCTATCCTAAAGCTTCAGCCGATCAAATAGATCGAAGTGTGACTTATAATTATATGGAACAAGTTTGGACAACAGGAACTCTAGATAGAACAACTTGGAGCAATCCGGATATTTATGCTTTACCTTTTGCTACTGAATATGAATCTGGATCCAAGCCAACTCTTCCTACGATTAATGGAGTAACCAATGGTAGGAGTATTTTTTATGAACACGAAACAGGAAGTGATCAAATCCGTCGGTATAGTACGGGCAATGTAACTTCAGCTATTTCTTCTTCTATTCTTTCAGGAGATTTTGATTTAGACGTAGATGGAGATGGTCAATATTTTATGAGTGTAAGACGATTTATTCCCGACTTTAAACACCTTAATGGAACAGCTAATGTCACTATTTATTTACGAAGATTTCCAAACGATACAGCTGCTGGTTCACCTTTAGGTCCCTTTACCGTTTCTACAAGCACGGAACAAGTATGGACTAGAGCACGAAGCAGATTAGCTAGTTTTAAAATATCCGCAGATGAACTAGCCAGCAATTGGCGATACGGATTATTTAGATTTGATTCTCGACCTGATGGAATGCGCTAATGGCTAAAATTACAGTAACTATTCCTGAACCTAAAGAAACTTATGATGTTTCTAATCAAAGACAAATTCAAGAAGCTTTAACAACTTTTAAAAATCAATTAAACACTTCTTATCAACAAGATTTAAGAAAGGAACAGGAAGCTTTTAACTTTTTCATGTCATGAGTATACAATATAAAAACGCAGGCTTTGATTTAACTACTACCAATATGACTACATGTCTGACAATGGATAGTGGTTCTCGGGCTATTATTCAAAATTTTCAATGTGCTAATACTTCTACTGCAGCTATTATTATAAAATCTGAATTTGTTGATAATTCAGCTTCTATTACCTACCAGATCGGAATAGAATCGATAGCCGCTGGAGACACTACAAACTTAGCTAAAGGAGTTTTAATTCTCGAAGAAAGTGATTCATTGAAAGTTCAATGCGCCGCTACAGTGAATGTCGGTAAGGGCGTCGTATCCTATGCCCTTATTAATCGTAACGACGAGAATGGGTAAGGTACCAAAATATGGGACTAATCTTTACCATACAAGAACTCGTAAGAAAAGGCCTGGACGACATGCCAAAAACTATAGTAAAAGGATCCCTAAGAGATCTAAAAATAGAGGACAAGGAAAATAAATGAAATATACAACAATTGACGGCAAACAAGTACCTGTGTTACCTGCAAAAGCTACTGAAATAGTGAAGCATAAAACAACAGGTAAGGTTTATGCATCTAAAGCAGAATTTGATAAAGATGTGGCAGACCCCAATACCGACACTAAAAAAGAAGATTTTAGTCAACATGTAGAAGTAACAGTTGCATCTCTGACAGTATTTGGTAAAACTAAATAATGTTACCATACGGAGGAACCGAAATTCAATTTGATTACCTCCGTAAATATGCTACTACACATCTTCTTGATTTAGTTCAAATAACAACTTCTGTACCAGAAAAAGAACCTCTTCATCCTCTTCGTCCCAATATTCTTTGGATTAAGAATTCGTATGATCAACCTAATGTAGCACCTTGGTTTAAAGATAAAAAGAATCATAGTAAGTATGACTGGTATGTTTTTAATTCTCATTGGACCTATGAAAAGTTCAGATATTTTTTTGATGTTCCCGATACTCGTTGTCTTGTAATAAAAAACGGAATCGACTATGACGAATTAAAATTAAAGACTGATTTTACTTACAAGACTCCTTTAAAATTAATTTATTTTTCAACTCCTTGGCGTGGACTAGATGTTTTATTAGATGCCATGCAACTTTTAGAAAAAGATGAAGATATTACTTTGGATGTATATTCCAGCACCATCATTTATGGTGATGGCTTTCACAGAGAAAATGATAAAAACTTTCACAAGCTTTATGATCAAGCTGACCTATCAAAAAATGTTTACAATAAAGGTTATTGTCGTCATGAGGAATTAGTAGGAATTTTAAAAAATTATCATGTGAGTGTTCATCCCTCTACTTTTGAAGAGACATTTTGTATTTCGGCTATGGAAGCATTAGCTGCTGGCTGTATGCTAATAACCACGGACCTCGGGGCTCTTCCAGAAACCTGTGCTGAATTTCCAATCTATATGCCGTATTCAAAAAATAAAAAACATTTAGTAGAGCAAACAGTTGATTCTATTAAACAAGCTAAAGCTATTTTAGGTGCTCAAAATCTAAGTCAAAACTTGAAATTTCAACAACAATACTATAAGAACTATTATGACTGGAAACTTTTAGGAAGATTTTGGGATAGATTTTTAACAGGAGCTATTAATGACAGAAAAGAACGAAAAAACATCACTTAAACCTGCAAATAGGATTAGTGTTTTACCACGGGATAAAAGTGAAGAGAAAAGAAAGAAAAAAGAAGAAGTTCTTAAACAATCCCCTGGATTATTTATAGCAACTCCAGTTCATTCAGAAGTTTGTTTGCATTATATGAAATCCTGTTTGGATTTACAAAAAGAATGCCTTTTAAATAATGTTAATATTATTTTTCAATTAATGAAAAGTAGTTTAGTTACTCAAGGACGAAACTTATGTGCAGCTTCTTTCTTAAGTTCAAATACAAGTCAAATGTGTTTTATCGATGCTGATATTTCCTTTTCTGTACGATCTATTTATAGAATGTTTGAATCTCCCCATGAAGTTACTCTGGTTCCTTATCCTATGAAAACAGTGGATGCTAATAAATTTAGAGCAGACGATGATAGAAGGCCAAGCGACCACCCAGATACTAAAGGTTATACTTTCCCTGTAGAGCTACCTGATTTAGAAAATATTGATATGAAACAAGGATTTGTTGAAATAAATAAAGGACCAACAGGTTGCATGATGATTAAACGGAGTGCATTTGATAAATTAATAAAAGCTTATCCTCATTTAACAGTATCGCAACAAACATTAATTAATGGAAAGATGATTAACAAGCCTAATTATTGGAACTTTTTTGATACTTATTATGATTCAAAAACTAAAGTTTATTTAGGAGAAGACTTCTATTTCTGTAAACTATGGAAGGATATTGGTGGTAAAATATATGCTTTAGCTGATGAAGAAATATCACATGTAGGCGAAAAAATGTATCGAGGAAAGTTATTTCAAGAATTGGTTAAAAGTGGGGATAAAATCCCCATGAGTACAAAACTTAAAAAATAGGCCTTCGAATTTTAGAGTATTCAAACCTTTCGTCCCATCATCTCCCATACCCCTTAATCCTTACAGTCTTGCTAAGATGCTCATATGACTGTAAAATGGTAATTACTTAAGTATTTATTATGGATCCAATAACACTAGCATTGGCCACGTTTGGCATACAGAAATTACGGGGAAAATCGACTAAACGGTCTTTTAGAGATGCTCTCATTGTAGGGGGTATTGGTCAATTAGGAAGTATGACCAGCATGGGTCAACAAGCAGGCCTCACAGGCTTTGGCACAGGAGCTGGCCAACTTGGAGCAGGAGGACTTGGTGTTAAACAACAACTTGCAAATACTAAAGCGGCACAATGGGCAGGCTCAGCATGGGGTAACAAAGCTGTACCTGCAACTAAAGCATCAGGATATGGACCTACTTTTAAAGCCGCTCAAGCGGGACAAGCAGCAACAGGATTCCAAGCCTGGAGTCCAGGAGCTAAAATAGGAGCTGGATTAGGTTTAGCGACATTACTGGAAGGCGACGAAGATATGCCAGATCCACCATTCACGGAACAAGATTACAAAGACGCTTACAATAAACAATCAAAATTAACAGAAGGATTAGGAGATAAATTTGACTATGGTAACACACCTAATCCTCATTATTATGGTGGTCCTGGATTAGGGAATTTATATAATTACAACAAAGGAGGATTAGCGTCCATTCAAAAATTTGCAACAGGAGGAGTTAGTTATTTACCTTCAAAAATAGACCACGATGAAAAAGATACTAATAATTATGTTAGAGCTGGAGGACAGATTGCTGACGGAGCTGGAGCTGGTGATAAAAATAAAGATACCATTTTAGCTCAATTAGCTGATGGAGAATTTGTATCTCGATCCGATGCTATTTTAGGAGCTGGCCTTATTGAAGGAGCGGCGCCTAATTCACAGGACGAAATGAGAAAAAAAGGGGCTGCTTTCTTTTATGGCCAACAAGCAAAATTTAAACGTGTATTTGACTTATTAAATGCTAGCAAAAAAACAACACATTAAACAAGGAGTAGACGTTTTATGGATTAAGCCAAAAGACCTAGGACAATACTGGGATCTAGTCCATTTTATGATTGCAGAAGGATTAAAATTTGATGGAAATCCTATGGAGGCTGGCGTAATGAAAAAATTTATTGCCAAAGGGGATTACCAACTTTTTATGATGTTTGGTTCTGATGATGGAGAAAAACAAAAAGTATTTGGATGTTTTGTTACTAGAATTTTAGAATTGCCTAAATTTAAACAGGTAGAAGTTATT